AATCATATAAACCCATGAAGGCATTTTGTTAGTTATACTGATTATATATTTAAATTTGTTTTTAACTTCATTATTCTTTCGTTTGAAAATTCAAATGGAAGAGTGGTACAAGGCTGTTCGTATTTTACGTGAAGAGAGCGACGATGGAGCACTAGTAAAAGAGTTCTGTAACGATATCTTTTACCAATTGAAGCATTTGAAGGTCAAGGACAAAAAGAAGTTTTTACAACGTATCGGCCCCGACTTTGAGGCATGGAGTATGTCGCTAGAGGAGAAGTATCCTCCTGAAATGGTCCGTGAAATCTTGAACGACGACGAATTTTGGAAATTGACAATCAGCGTTACACGTTCATAAAAATGGAACAATATAAAGACAATACTTACTAACTATAAGAATGGGAGACGTCATTATTGGTGTTCAATTTGGTATTGCCAACCCAGAAGAAATAGTAAAACGCAGTGTTGTCCAAGTGGTCACAGACAAAACCTACCAGGCAGAGAAACCTGTTCCCGGTGGTGTCTTTGATGCGAGATTTGGAGTCATTGAAAATGGTAAGATTTGTCCTACATGTAAGCAGACAAACATATTATGTCCTGGTCACTTCGGTCATATTCAATTAGCAAGACCTGTGTATTTATACCAATTTGTAGACCCTTTAATCAAAATACTTCAATTAATATGTCACAATTGTTCTATTCCTTACCTTCCTGAAACTGAATTAGAAATCATCGCAGGACGAGTAAAAGGATTAGACCGATTCAACGAAGTTCGTGAACGAACAGCAGATTACAAGAAAGAATTACGTGATTCAGGATGCGCACACTGTGGAACACCAACGATCACAAAAGTTATTAAAGAAGAAGGAACAGTCATTAAATTACAAGCAAAAACATTTGATGAAGATTCAGAACCAATACCTTTACAACCTGAAATGGTATTGAGAACCTTTCAACGTATCACCGACAAGCACGTAGAACTTATGGGATTTAATCCAAAGTTCAGTCGTCCTGATTGGATGATTTGTAACGTTCTCGCTGTTCCTCCTCTAACTGTTCGTCCATCGGTTATTATGGACGACAACCAACGCATGGAAGATGATTTGACACATATCTTAATTGATATTGTCCGAAACAACCAACGCTTACAAGCCAGTATCGATAAAGGCGACGGAGCAGAAACCATTGATAAACATACACAAGTCTTACAATTCTATGTTGCGACCTACGTGGATAACGATATCAAGGGAATGCCTCCTGCTGCCCAACGTTCAGGAAGACCTTTAAAAACTTTGAAATCACGCTTGGGAGCCAAGACTGGTCGTGTTCGTGGTAACTTGATGGGTAAGCGTGTAGATTTCTCTGCTCGTTCTGTTATTACTCCAGATGCCAACATTGACGTAGATGAATTAGGTGTCCCTGAAGAAATCGCAAAGAACTTAACCTTTCCTGAAATTGTGACCGTATACAATCGCGATCGTTTGATGTCCTATGTCCGCAACGGACCTGGAAAGTATCCTGGTGCCAAATCAGTGCTCAACAAACACGACAATCGAGTTATAAGTTTGAAGTTCATTAACCCTGAAACAATTGATTTGAAACAAGGAGATGTAGTTCATCGTCACTTGATTGATGGAGATGTAGTTCTCTTTAACCGACAACCTTCATTACACAAGGCTTCAATGGAATGCCATCGTATTCGTGTTCTTCCTTACTCAACTTTCCGCTTGAACGTTTCGGCAACGAAACCTTACAATGCTGACTTTGATGGTGATGAAATGAATATGCACGTTCCTCAAAGTATCGCATCTGCTACAGAATTGAAATACTTGGCTTCGGTTCTTCGTCAAATTATATCTCCAAGAACAAATTCACCTATCATTCAAATTATTCAAGATACATTAACAGGTTCATACCGATTATCACAAAATTACGTTCGTATTCCTGAACATTTGGCAATGAATATCATTGGTCGTATGAAGAAACCTTTATCTGCTTACCGTCGTAAAGACCGAGACATTACAGGCAAGGAAGTATTCTCAACTACGTTTCCATTGATGAACTTGGATGCTAACGTAAAAATTAACGATGGACAACTGATTTCTGGAATTATGGATAAATCTGCTTACGGTAAGGCATCAAAAGGTGTAATTCACGTTATCTTCAACGATTTCGGACCACAACGAGCAGGACAATTCATTAACGAAATCCAAAACATCGTAACCAAGTTCAATTTACATGCTGGTTTCTCAATTGGTCCTTCAGACTTAATCAATTCTCCTGAAACCATGGAATTCGTGGCTAATAAAATCCAAGAAGGCAAAGAGAAGATAGCACAAATCTTGTCTTCAATGCACGATGGTTCGTTCTTGAACGATGTGAATGGACGTTCTGACGGAGAAGAACTAGAATTACGAATTACTAAGGTCATTGCCTCAACCAACAAAGATATTGTTGAAATGGTCATGAAGAACTTACCTCTCACAAATCGTTTATCTCAAATGGTAAAATCAGGAGCAAAAGGAAGTGAAGATAACGTTCTTCAAATGACTGCCTTATTAGGTCAACAACAAGTAGGTGGTAAGCGAGTTCAATATTCATTACAAGACCGAACTTTACCTCACTTCGCAAGATATGACGATGGATTAGAATCACGTGGATACGTAGATAGCAGTTTCATCGCAGGTATTCGTCCATACGAATTCTTCTTCCACGCAATGGGAGGACGTGAAGGTTTGATTGATACTGCTGTAAAGACATCAGATTCAGGTTACATTCAACGACGTTTAGTGAAGACTATGGAAGATATTCATGTAGATTACGACGGAACAGTAAGAAATGTAAATGGCGCAATCGTTCAATTTCATTATGGAGGTGATGGTGTAGATTCGACACAAGTAGAATCCCAAGAATGTCCATTAGCCTTGATGACTATGGAAGAAATATACCGAGACTTCGCATTAGCAGCAGACGATATCGCAGCAGTTGTAAAAGATCAAGTAACTGAATTTCCTGACATGGTTGATGAACTTTTACAAGACAGAGACACATTAGTAAAGAACGTGTTCAGATACGTTAAGAACGAAGAAGTGCTTGTTCCTGTCCATTTCGGAAGAATGATCCAAAAGTATCAGAACGATTATTCTGTAAAGACTGATTTGACACCTACTTACGTAGTATCTGAACTCAACAAGTTCTGTGCTCAACCTTGGGTAGCACACAATAAATTGTTCCATATCATGATGCGTTTCAATTTAGCACCAAAGAAATCAATCATCAAGATGCGCTTAACAAAATCAATGTTTGATGAAATGTTGAAAGATATACATTTCAGATACACCAAGGCAAGTGTTCATGCAGGTGAAATGGTTGGAACATTAGCAGCTCAATCAGTTGGAGAACCAACAACACAACTTACATTGAACACTTTCCACTCAGCAGGAACCGCAAAGGCCAACGCTACTGAAGGTGTTCCTCGTATCATGGAATTATTAGGCGCATCTCCAAATCCAAAAACTCCAATGAACGTAGTATACTTGGATCCAAGTATCGCAGGATCATACGACGAAGCGCTCTCTAAAATGAAAGAAATTCAAAAGACGACATTGAGAGATATCACAACATCGGTCCGTATCTACTACGATCCAAATCCCTTATCTGAAAACACATCAGTTCAAGAAGACAGAGACATCTTGCTTTCATACCAGAAGTTCTCAGTAACAAACGGTCAAATGTGCACTTCACCTTGGATTATCAGATTAGAATTGGACAGACAAGAAATGGCGGCAAGAAACGTGATTGATATGCCACTCATTTCTGCGAAGATCCAGAACAATAAAGTCATCAAGGCATTCGAATGTGTTCATAGCGACACAAATACTCCAGATAAACTTATTATGCGTATCGTATTCGCAGGAGATGTAGTCAAGAATATATTAGCATTACGATTCATTGAAGAGAAGTTGTTGGATACAGTATTGACAGGAGTTGATGGAGTTGGTAGAGTATACCCAAGAGAAATCAAAGATGAACTTGTATATTCAGAAAAGGTAGGAGGATACGTTTCAGGAAGTCAATATGTATTGGACGTAGAAGGAACAAATTTATTAGATTTATCTATCGTTTCAAAAACAGATCCATTCCGTTCGTTCTCTAACGATATTCACGAAATCTTACAAGTATTTGGAATTGAAGCAGCAAGAATTGCTTTATTAAGAGAATTCAAGAACGTCTTTACTCGTGAATACATCAATTACCATCACTTAATTACATTGGTAGATGCGATGACATATCCAGGTTACTTCTTGAAGGCTGATCGCACAGGTATGTCCCAAAACGAAGAAAATGGTGTTCTCGCTAAATCATCATTTGAAGAAACTGCCAAACACTTATTCAATGCCGCATTGATGGGAGAATTAGATAATATGAGAGGTGTTTCGGCAAACATTATGTTCGGTCAAAAACCTCCTTGTGGAACAGGTATAGTTGATATTCTTATTGACGAAACCAAGTTACCTGAAGGAACAGAAGAAGATCATACTATATTCGAAGCAGAACGTAAGGCGGTTCAAAACTTAATTGAAAAAGAAGAAGAAAAAGAATCAACTATCAGTATGAGCGATATCATAATGTCATTCGATTAGATCAATAAATGAAAAAGTAATATAAAAAACATACCAGGATTCATTTGAACCCTATTATGTGTTTTTTACTTTAAATTAGACTATATCACGTTTAGTTGCTGTATGCTAATCCACCCATACCGGACATAACACGGAGAATGTTGTAGTTAACTGCATATACACGAACATCAAATGTTTGGTCAGAAGAAGGAACAATTGTTACGTTGTTTGCTAAGTTCAATACCAAGGTAGCAGTATCAATACGAGAGAAGTTACATGTTCCAGATGGTTGGTGTTCTTCTGGTTTCAAGGCAAATGAATACATGTAAATACCTGGTTGGTATACATTGTATACTTGGTTACCAGAAACATAGGTGAAACCTGGAGAGCCAGTGTGGTGTTGGTATGGTTGGACCATGTTGTAGTAGTCTCCGTAACGTCCATCCAAACGATCTTGGCCGTTGATTTGGAGACGTTGAGTGGCGATTGCTACTACGTCATAAGTGAATGGTCGGAGACGATTGTTTAAAAATTGAGCTGAGTAATGGCAGTTTGTGTAAGAAGTAGGTTGAACTACCCAAACAAGTTCCTTTACAGGGTGATTGAATGTTAAGTCAATACGATTGGCGTAAGAAGATAATCCCTTATCTTCGTTGTATTGAGTTTGTTCAATCAAGTATTCATGGGATTGTTGTGCCATGCGACGACGTTCTTCAGTGTCCAAGTAGATGTAGTCAATGTAGACTGCGGCTTGGGTTGGTTGAGGAGTAGATGTTGCGGCAGAAGTAAAGTTTCCGGCAATGAATTTTTGGTCTTGCCATTGGATGTTGATCTTGACTTCGTGGTATTGAAGAGCAATCAAAGGTAAGGCAGCACCTGGGTTACGTGTGTAGAAGAAGTTGAGTGGGATGTATAAAGTATTAGGTAAAGCAGGTTGATTAGAACCTCCACCCGATGGACAAGTTGCTGGAGAAGGAACTGTGTATGATCCTGGAGCAACACCATCACCAACCATTTGGTGGAGTTTAATACCAGTTTGAATGTCAGAACTTAATGAGTCCCATAAGAAGAGCCATTCACCATATAAGCGATCAATTAATTGACCACCAATATCTAATTCAACATATCGTATTAAGTTGTAACCTAAACGACCTTGATCGTTGTTAAAGACTCCACCTGGAGGGAGAACGACTTCCAAATATGTAGAGTATAAAAGATCAGCATGACGAGGAATTAAGGCAGAGTGTTTTACTCCCCAATTGGCTTCACCGGCTAAGTTAATGCGAAATGGTTCCATCGCGAAGTTTGTGTGACGTTTGAACAAGCCTTTCCAGAAAGTAATTTGAGGATTTCCAGAGAGGTATGCGTCCTGCGCACCATAGGCAACAAGTTGTAATAGACCGCCACCCATTTTGTATTTATATGTTACTTACAATCATTTTTTCTGAAAATACTTACTTGCGGTGACGACGAGTGCGACGACGCTTTCCTCCTTCTTCTCCTCCTTCTTCACCACCGTGTTTCTTATATGTCTTCTTTGCGCTCTTGAGCACATGGGAGAACCACTTCTTTCCCATAGACTTCTTTTCACCTGCCATTTTCTTCATTGTCTTCTTGACGTGAGCCAACCATGCACCTGCCATTTTATACTCATATAGTAGATTTTTTACGCATTACAGAAGGAGCAAGGTTTTCCACATTTTGAGCAGGTGGGGACTTCGACAGGTTGTTCTTCTAAATGAGTTGATTCACTTTCATCAAAAATTTCTTCAACTACAGCTTCAGCTACTACTGGTGTTTCTTCTACTACAGGTTCTTCAACTACTGGTGTATCTTCAACCGCTGGAGTTTCTTCAACTACTGGTTCAGTAACTACTGGAGCTTCTTCAACAATAGGTGTTTCTTCAACAACAGGGGTTTCTTCTACAGGTTGTTCAACAGGAGTTTCTTCAGTTACTGGAGATTCTTCGACTACTGGTTCAGTAACTACTGGAGCTTCTTCTACAACAGGGGTTTCTTCTAAAGGTTGTTCTACTACTGGTTGTTCAACAGGAGATTCTTCGACTACTGGTTCAGTAACTACTGGAGCTTCTTCTACAACAGGGGTTTCTTCTAAAGGTTGTTCTACTACTGGTTGTTCAACAGGAGTTTCTTCGACTACTGGTTCAGTAACTACTGGAGCTTCTTCAACAACAACAGGTGTTTCTTCTACAGGTTGTTCTACTACTGGTTGTTCAACAGGAGTTTCTTCGACTACTGGTTCAGTAACTACTGGAGTTTCTTCAACAACAACAGGTGTTTCTTCTACAGGTTGTTCTACCACTGGTTCATCAACCACTGGTTCTTCAACAGGAACATCTACGACTGAACTACGACGTGTGCGTATTAATTCAGTTGTCAAACGACGATGGACTTTCGTAACACTATACATTTATTTCTATTTACACATTTTATATAGTTATATTGTAGAGTGGACTTGTTTTTTGTAATGGTTGGAAGGATACGACTGGGTCAGGCATTGTAGGGCTTGCGTATTGTTTAGGAGCAAGAGCACGCAAAGGTTCGGGTTTTAATACACAACTTGCTTGTTGAAATTCGCTAATATATAATTCCATAGCGCTATCTGGAGATCCATAATTCATCAAAACCCATTGACAACCGTAAGTTAATAATATTTGAGGATTCACGTTTCTTAAATCATCTGAAACATCAGGAACAACCATCGTGATGTTATCACGGTTATTATTGATCAATTCATCGCTATCGTTTGTTTGCGATGCTTGTGTGTATGTCAATCTTCTTAAATGTGATGTATCCCAAGACAAGTTCACAAGTTCTTCCATTAATGTTCCTTTAATTGGACCTCCTGACACTATAATCAGTTTGCTTTGAAGGTTACATATAGGTTCAACTGCTATATTCTTTCGTTGGTAGCTGTATGAAGTATCCAGCATATGACTGATACATGTTGTTTTCAATATTTGTGCGGCAGCATTGACTACGTTTGTATTGTCTGTATGAAACACCAAACTCAACATAAATGGATCTGTAGAAACAGGACATACAACAGAGTTAAAGGCATTATTTACAATAGCAACACAACATGCTTCAAATGAAATAGTATTGTAAGCGTAATCTACTCCAGTCTTTTGATTTTTGAGACCAACTACAGGTTGATTGTTTTCGTCTGAATAAATGTCTAATTCGACTAAACGAGGACCTGCAGGCATCAACATTGGTATAACTGCGTCTGTGATGTAATCATACAACTTTGATCCCGGAAACAAAGAGTAAGCAGATGAAGCCACATAGTAATCACACAAACGATACGAAGGTGTTGTAGGACATCCTAAAGGAGCCAACTGCATGACTGTTTTGTATGCGTCAAAAACAGGAGCAGCAGTATTTGTTGCTTGAATTTCAGAAGGCGTTGCTACTTTGTAAACCCCAAAAGCAAGAGTTCCAATAAGCACCATCGCAAATACGATAATGACAAGCATAGAAAACCAGTCCATTATTATTTACGCCACGAATTAATGGATGCGAAGAAAGCATAGCATATAGCTGCCAGAATTAATAATCCCCCGATAGCTAATCCATAACCTCTTAATTTCATTGGATTATACTTTGAATAATAAACTACGGAAACCACGCACAACTTTATCTGGAATTCTATCTTTCATTGGGATTCCCATAAGACAGCATAAATGAAAATACAAAGAGTACATTCCGCATTCCGAATCTTCGTATTGATGACGAGTTTTATTGTAACTGACTTCCATTGGTTTAGAATGAATATGTGTTGAGTCCCATTGTTCTTTCCATGTCTTCATTAAGACTTGAATTTCCTTCTCTGGTTTGTAAGCATACGAATCAAAGTAAGTGATTCTTGGATATTCTAATTCAGGACGAATATCGCAGAATAATGCAATCCAATGTTTTCCTGGACCAGTGCTTACATCAGTATTAAATACAATACCTATTTGTCTGTAACCTTTTTTGTAAATGTTTCGGATATCCAAAGAACACAATGAATTGACTAAACATTGACCAGTTTTAGAATGTTTTCCAAAATCTATGGGAACTGTTCCTACGTAATAATATTGCTTGAACACTTCTTGAAATTTGTGTTCTAATTCGTCAATATCAAGAGACGATAACCATTCTTCTGGATTTGTTCTCCATGAACTTGGAGCTTTTGGTTTGGAGATCAAAGATGTAATAATACATTCTGCGGCTCCGTCATCACATTTTTCTTGGAGACGATGTTGTATAGTTTTCCATACCTTATCTACTCCTCCTTTTGGAATGGGTGCTTCATTTGCGTGTTCTTTGTTATACACTTGACGCAAGTTGTCTATTTCCTTCTCATCAAAGTACATTGTATGTAAAACGGATAATCTTTATAATGATATTTCAGAATATAAAATGACTCAAGAACTCGTTGACTTGAAACGTTGTATCAAAAAATACCGAGATATAGATGACGAATTACGAGACCTTAATAAGAAGGTATACGATAAACGCGATGAACGCAAGTCAGTTGAGTTAGAAATAACCGAAATTATTAAAAGTCCTACATTTGACAATTTTCGTAAAATGAAGTTGGAAGAAGATGGATCCACAATTCAAATACAGAGACCAGGAGAATACTCAAAACCTTGGTCTTTATCGCAAAAAGAATTGATGGTATTAGTTACTGCGTATTTTCAGGACACTCCAACTCCAAATGCCGAAGGGTTAACAAACTTTATAATCCAAAAACGCAAACAGGATCTGGTTGCTACAGACTTCAATTTAGCAAGGTCAGTTCCGGAATAATATATTTTATAAAATAAAATGGCTGCGTCAGCTCTTATGAATTTTGGATCGAACTTTTCTAAGCAACAAGCTGACTTTGCTCGTCAGCAAGTTATGAAGCAAATTCCTACTTTGATTGAAAACTACGAACCACAAATTGAGGCAGTATTAAAAAATTCTCTCGGAAAACTCAAGACCGAACATCCAGAAGAAGCAGCTCTTTTTCGTTCTAATTGGGCTAAATTAGACGCAGTTGTTCGTTCTTCATTGGGAGGGCGTCGTGGAAAACGGACTTTAAGACGTAAATCTCGTAAATATTAAAATGACGACACAGCCTTTAGTGTATAATCCGTTCAACGCAAAAAATCGCTTGTTTACCAAACAGGATATTCAAGCGATTCTTGAGAAACACAATTGTGTAACAAATGTCAAGAACGTTTCATTATATCAAGAAGCGATGGTTCACTCGTCTTATGTAGAACGCACCGAATACGTGAGTCCTACAGGAGACAAAGCACAACTCGCAGACAAACCAACAGAATGTATTGGATTATTCAAGAAATCGTATGAACGACTAGAACATCTAGGCGATTCAGTATTGGGATCTTGTGTATCTACTTACTTGATGGAACGATACAATGAAGACGAAGGATTCATGACAGATTTGAAGAAATCTATTGTGTGTAACGAGATGCTAGGAACATTAAGTCAAAAAATAGGACTTGATAAGTTCTACATTATTTCAAGACACAACGAAGACGTGTGTTCAGGAAGAACAAACTCTAAAAAATTAGGAGATATATTAGAAGCGTTTATTGGCGCTTTGTGGACCGATTCAAAATACAACTTTCAAGTCGTATATTCATTTGTCGTATGTTTGATTGAAACGTATATCGATATTCCAAAGATACTGATGAACAATACAAATTACAAGGAACAATTACAGAAACTATACCAAGCAAGGTTTCATCAAACACCGAAATACGAAGTGGTGTCTGCTGCGACCAATATGTATACAATGGCGGCAGTGGACGAGAAAGGAATACATTTAGGAATTGGAACTGCTCCAACTAAAAAACAAGCAGAACAATTAGCAGCGGCAGAGGCAATAAAGAACCTCCAACCCAAATAAATTAAAAAAATTAAATAGTCATACTATTTTTTTGTTTAGGTATTCTTCTTGATAATACTTCTCTTACTGTTCCTGTAGTAGACGTCATATCATCTGCTCCTTCTGCAATACCTTCAATTTGACGCAACGCTTCGGCAACTCTTTGTGGTTGATCAGCAAACTGAATAAGTAATTGTGTTCGGATTGTTTCACGACGTAAAGGAGGACGAGATGTTCTTACTGAACGACTTATATTTCCAACACCTGATCCTTCTAATGCAAAGTTATCAACAGAGTTATCTCTCATAAACTTCAAAATAGAATCGGAATTACGAGTTTTCTTGTCTCTTATTGCTTTGATTTGTTGTTTCAAGTTACGTTCTTCATCATCCAGAGCGACCCATTCTTTTATGATCGCACGGATTTGATTCGCTTGGTCTTCTTCTGCCATTTGTATGATCTATGCTTATAGGTTGAAAATCTCTTTCCACCTTTAAAGTTTTCTTCAATTGTCGAAATCAATGTGCTTAATGTAGGACCAATAAAAGGAGTAGCTTGTGCTACTTGCGCAACTGCTCCACCCAAATCGTCTTCCAATACAGATACTAAAGCGGCAATAGAACCTACAAAGGCAACAGGAATAGCGACTATACCTTCTCCAATTGGACCACCTAAATCTGCAGCAACTGTTTCAACTGCCGAATCTCCTAATTTGACACTTGCCTTAAATAACTTCAACAAAGTGCGAAGTAAAGGTATAGATTCTTCTAAGGTAGTCACAGGTGATACAACAGATGAATAAACGCCGTTAGTTGTAGTGCTTACAAAGGGTGGAAGAAATGATTGAATATTAGTTATTGCGTCTCTTATAAGTCTGTCAGTTACAGGATGTGTTTGAGAATAACCTCCTTTATGCTTTAAAGATTCAAACGATAACTTTGCAGTTTCATCGTTAAACATTGGAAGAGTATGTTTCTTATCGTAAAACACAGACTGTTCAAGATGTTTTGCACTCTTAAACTTATGTGAACGTAAATACTTCACTAAGTTAAAAAGTTTAGCAGAACGTTCTGCTAAGACTTTATCGTGAGTGCGTTCATGAATAAAATCCATTACCTTTTTCTCATCTGAATTCAATCGAGTATCATCATACACCCACACCATTATTTATTACAAATAATTTACAATGGATGAAGAGTTAAAAAATGAGATAACGTGGAATTCGCAATTGGAAAAGATTATTTCAGACGAAGGGGAAGTAGCACTATGTTATTCTTGGCTTCATACGCGTTCAGAAAAGTTCTTTTCCAGATTGAATACGAGTATAACTATTCCTTCCATTATTCTGGCTACTTTAGCAGGATCTACATCTATGGGATTCAATGCGGTATTTCCAAGTCCTTATATCGCAAATCTAGTTTCGGGGGGAGTAACGTTAACTATAGGTATACTTACAACTATTTCTAACTATTTTGGATGGGCAAAGAGAACTGAGGGACATCGTATTGCGTCTATAACGTATGCAAAGTTACACAAATTCATATTAATTGAACTCGCATTACCAAGAAATGAACGTATGACAGCTAAAGATATGTTGAAAATTGTTAGAGACGAAAACCAAAGATTACAAGAAACAAGTCCTCAAATTCCAGACAGAATTATCGCACAATTTAATGCGAAGTTCGCAAAAACCACACCTGATGTAAAAAAACCAGAAATCACTAATGGATTAGACCCAATTTACATCTATCCAAGTGATAACCAGTCTCCTGTAATAGGACGTGAATCCATCATTGATCCAATGTATCGCTCAATGCCTACCATAAAGATTCCCCCTTCTCCTGATTCGACACTTGTAATTAAAACTTCCAACGACGATCACATTCTAGACATGTCACAAACGTTGTCATCGGTTCGTCCGCAGAACGTGTCTGAAGTTGATAGTAATCGCACTTAGATTTCTTCTTACAACGTGAGCACCATAAGAAGATCGAAGCTGTATCGTTTTTGGCGTATAACTTCTTCTCCATTTCAATGATCTTCTCAATTGATTCCTTCCAGCGATGAGGATACAAATCAACAGCTGTCATTTCTGCAAATGCGCGAGGAGTTAGATCTCGTTTTTGTAAATGTTGTAACCAGTTTTCAGGATTGTTGACGTATCCTCCTTTTCCACGTAAGTTTTCATAGACAGAAATAGCTCTGCTGCGATACATGTTCCAGAAAACACGATTTGACCAATCTACATCTATACCTTCTTTTAATGCTTGATCACTTACGACATGAAGAACTGCATTCTCTAATTCAGTTGAAATTTCTTTATTCTGTATAAGTTCATCAAAGTTTTCAATTACTTTATCTCGAATTGCTACGTCAATAAATACGTTCTTTTTATTAGAATGAACTGGACGTGAAGTGTTTACAATTTCACGTCTTACTTCTTCTTCCTCTTCTTCATCGTCACCTCCTAAATCTTCTTCTAATTCTTCATCTCCTTCTTCGTCTACTTCCAATACATCGTCTTCATCTTCTTCTGGAGCATCAAACGTCCATTCTTGATACAAAGTATTGTAGTCAGAAGCTTTCAAATTCACATACGAAGAAATTTGTGGTTCATATTCGTCTTCATCTTCTGATTCAGTTGCTAGAACTACGATATTTCCAGAGTATGTTTCTTCATCAAATGGAGAAGGAAGCATATGGGAATTCGCAGTATCAGGATCATCAGAAACAGTAGCGAATACAGATAACCATTGTGTTTCCTTTGTAGGGTCTTGTATTTTTCCCTGAAACTGAAATTCAGGTGATTTATATTTTTTACGTATCCAATCTAATACATCTTTAGTCTTTGCGGGAATTTGTATTTCACTTACAGTTCCATTTGGAGCAATACATACACCGTATGTCATTCTTAGGTTACCAATGTATCATCTGCGTAAGTTCGTTTTTGAAAACGAATTTTATTTTAGAAAATCTAATAACAGTATAGCAAAATGTCAGCATCACATTATATCCCACCTCACATGCGCAATCGCAAACGCCCATCTGAAAATTTAAAGAAAGAAGAAAAACCTATAATTGTGGAATCAGAATTCCCTTCTATTAGCACACAACCTGCTACTACAAGGACATTTAACGGACCAAGTTTTCGTGACATGGCGGCAATTACTCCAGAAGTATTGACTCCACCACACAAGAACCCAGAACTCAAGTTACAAAAAAGCAGCACTATTCGTAGACGACATGTGAATACAATGTCATATGATTACTACCCTGAAACAGAACAAATTGAACAACTTCTTCCAGCAAAGGAACCTGAAAAGGACGATTGGACAACTGTAGAACGTAAAGTCGCAGTAAAGAAAGATAAAGTTCAAGAAGCACTGGACAACGGTAACCTCGAATATGGAGAAGAAGATGAAACATCATGGGGAGCCGAACAAGAAGAAGATGAAGACTCTTTCTGGATAGACCGAAAGTATTAAACTGCGACTACTTGACTAGTTGAAGGAGGTTTAACAAACAAACTACGTAAAAATTTACCGAATACACCTGCCTTCTCATTTATGAACAAAATAAAAGTAAACATTTGATATCTCATAAACCCAAAGTAGAAAGCAATAGCAAACGATAAAATCAAAAGAAAAATATCAAAAATTCCTATAATTCCGTTTGTTTCAACTTGACCAGTTACCCAGTCGGATACATGAGCAGTGACACCACTTTTTGATTTTTGTGTGGAAGCAGCATCAGATACACCAGGAACAGTTACTGCCTTGTTTATTCCTGCCTTTTTTGGGTTTTCTCGGAATACAAGGTAGGCACGGTTATCCATAGGCATGGGTCCTCCAGGTAATTGTTTTGAAGAGTTGAAGTAGACAGAACGAGTTCCAAGACCTTGTATTGGACGAGAAGCAGCAGGAACTTTGTTTGCCAATGTAGAAAAATCAGATGGGTCAATATTGATCATTGACTTGAAAACTACGACTTTTGCGTTATCACAATTTCCAAATGGAATAGTTCCATCATACACAAAGTATTCTCCCGATGTTGGAACTAAATTTGCTAAACTCCAATTACTTCCCAATGGAATTTGAACTTCATGTGATGGGTCTGCGTATTTGACAATAGAGTTGAACCATTGAGAAGAGTTTGAAGGGTTAGGATTCGATTGTGCTAAAAAGCAAACCAATAAGTTTCCTTTGGTTGGACTCTTGAATACTATGGAAACTTCAACATCTGCTTGGATACTTTCAATCGTGTGATTACTTGGATGGTTTATTGTCACGGACATAGCATTGTATCCGTCGTCGTTGAATTTACAAGATCCTAACCCCGCAGTGTTATTCAAAACCAAACCTTGTGGTTCAACATCCAAGTATGTAGATGTTGGGTATACATCGTCAAAGACCAACTGACACAATAAATCACAAGGTTGTGAAAAGGATTGTGACAGATTAATAGGACTTTGATTTGGCGAACTACAGTTTCCACTCATTTGTAAATTCACGTTATTTTGTATCTTGGGAATAATCAATGGACAGCAACAGCATTGTATTTTATGTATTGAGCACTTTTGCCGGACTTACGGTGTTTGGATTGATCATATATGCTATTGCGAAGGCAGGTGTTGACTTATATACCTTATTTGTAGGAATTCAAGTCGCCATAGTTGTAGTAGCATTAGTAGTTGGTGGAACTATTTCATTGAAGGACGCAGTAGAAGCCCCATCTTTTACATTTCAAATAGCAAGGGCGTCTATTATATACCTTCCTATCTCTTTGGGAATGTTCTCTATTCTTGGTTCAGTTTTGTTTGAAAACAGTAACTTCTTGATTCCTGTAATCGCAGGAATGGGAGCAGTTGCCTTGAATTATGTTCTTGATGCGATAGGAACTAGCAGTGGATCAGAAATTTTATCATATATTGGTGGAATTCTTAGCGCAATACGCTCCTTCTTTGTTAGCGCTTTTTACTATGGACCTGATATGCAAGCACTAAAGTAATTACACCAAAAAATAAAGACAAGGTAAATTAATGGCGTCACCTGGAACACTACCTGCAGTTTGTGACATTCCTTTACCAGGAGGCTTACAAACATCTAGTTCTCCATCTGTCATAGTGTTTACTACGACAATTGGATTCTATTACTTGAATGGATTATGGAACAGTGGTTCTTCTGCGGCCAGTAAATCGTGGATTACTGCTATCATGTTTATTATTTTCGTATCTATCCAAGTATGGGTTATTTATTACCAAGCAGTTCATTTCAACAAATGTCCTCCAACAATATGGTTAGGAATATTGTTCGCATTGGTATTTGGAGCAGTATTTGGAACTGTTTCTTACTGGGTATCTGTAGCAGTAAACCAAAATTCTTTAACCCTTAACCAAGGATTCAGAAATTACAAGGAAAAATTCACTGACCAATCTGCTTTTAATAGCATAGCATCTCCAGGTGGATCTACTTCTAATTTAGCATCTGCTGTAACATCATTAGGAACAGCAGCAGGAACTCTTTCAAGTGCTACAAATGCAAAAAATACTGCAGGAGTGACTGGTCAATGTTTACAAAAAACCGCTAATTCTGATGAATATATTTGTGATGTTTATAAGAACGGTCAATTAGTTAGTCAAACAATTACTGAATAGATTTCATAGCATTACTAATAATTTTATAATAATTTGCGACATTCGTTCCAGATTGCTTTTCAACTTTTAATAAATTTCCTTCTTTGTCTTTTGAAACAACGGCCAAAGTAGGAACCATTGTTACACCAAATTTTTGTGTAAACCCGTCTTTATCGTCGTGAGTATTGACAGAAACCCAATTGGTTACTTCAAACTCTTCTTGTAAATCTTTGAACACTGGTTTCATTGTCTTACAAGGACCACAAGTAGGATTCCAAAATTGATATACTGCTACACTCATTCTTCTTTTGTTATTACTTCGGTTTCTGCGATTAAATGATTTAATGGCGTCAAACGATATAAGTTTGTTTTATGTAGCCTTTGTTTAGATAAATCAAATCCCTTTTTCTTGAGAGTTTTGGTCAGAGTTGATAGTAAAGCATTATTCAAATCTGTTTGGTCTAATTTAATTAAGTTTTCGCGACACCATTGAACTAAAACTTTATCTGAAACCGGAGGACCCATCAGAGAAATAGGAAGACCTTCAATTGCTGTTTCTGTATTAGAAGCTAGCTTGATTTCCTTTGATTCAGGTTCAATAACTTCTACAGCCATTCGATCAACGATATGATTGTTTTTGCTTTGGTAGTCATCGTTTCCAGTATGTGCTTTGACATGAGTAAATGTGAATCCATCAAATTTTGAAAGCAAATTACTCGTTGCTTCAATGATATCACGATGCTTTACATCTGCGTTTTGTGAAGTCTTCCAGTTTTTTGCTACCCATCCAGGTAACCATGTAGTCAAACAATCAATAGAATACTTTGAGTCACTATATATTTGAATTTCTGTATCAAATGGGAAGTTTGCTTTTATGATTTCTACTGCCTTGGCAATTGCCATAAGTTCTCCTCTTTGGTTGGTTTGAGGTTCAGTTTCAGGAACTCGTTCTGCTTTAGATATATTAGGATGGTCAGGAAACCAGCAAGCCCATGAAGCTTTTGCTCCTGCCTTACCGTTATTTGTGCATGCTCCGTCTGTGAATACTACGACCTTCATTATTATATGATTGTTGGAGTGTGTATAAACGTCGGAATTCGTTTTACGATACAACGACTGTAAATAGCAGGTTGAATAGTTGTAGGATCTTCTGCGTGGAACCAAACTCTACACTTGAAAGAACGTTGTTCTAAAGATCGTCTTAACATTTGTTGACAAGAATAAGTCAAGAACTCTGAGTTCCAAATAAGCAGTATTCTTATTTTCGTTGACTTCTTTTCAGGGACTTTTGAAATCCAGTTATC